AAATTCATTAACCGATTGTTCAAAATATGCTTCAGGATTCCATGCATCGACCAAGTGAAGATGGTGGATTCCCATGTCGAGAAATCTCTTCGATGAATCTCCAAGCCAAACTCCTAGTTCGACTCCGGTAGTTCCCTTTGGAATAATATCCTTTAGACTAATCATATCCATATTCATAATTTATTTCCTATCATATTCAATACCAAATGATATACCCATTCTTGTGCCATTCGGTTCAGCATGATGAAATGTTCCTCTTGGGTTCCATACCATCTGGCCAGGTTGTAGTAAACGTTTTTCGACTTCTTTAGCGTGCGCTGGTCTAAGTACGTCTGTTATACTATTAGCGTTCTTAGGTTTATATATTCCCCAATTAACTGTCCCTAATATTTGCAGATACAATACAGACATAACGTCGCGGTGGATTCCAAACGTTGAATGTTCAGTCGTTAAACCAAAAAAGATATGAGCACTTATGTTTGCATCCGGAAACATTTCTTTGAGTTCGTGAATTATATCTTTACCGCCTATTTTCGGGAAAGATCTTCTTTTATTACATTTTAATAAAGTTATTGAACCGATATCGGATTTATTAGTAAGATGATCCCTAGGATGAGTATCCATAAACTTGAACATTCGTTCCCAAGTCATACGGCTAACGTCTATCTTTTCATCTAAAAATGAATATCGATCTAATAATTTAGGTAACATCGCTTAATCAATTTTCTTATTAATTCCAATATTATATTTAGATTTCAATGACCACTTATCTTTGTCTTTAAAGGGTATGATTTTGATTTGCCTAAGAGGAGCTATTATCTTCGCGGCTTTTACCTTATCAACTATTTGTAATAAACCCCAATCTCCTAGTAATTGAGCAATAGTATTCCTACGGCCAATATCGTTTTCAGAAATGTTTGAGATTTTACCGTCTAAAAGAAAGAGTTCTTTAAAATGTATTATATAATATCTACCTTGCTTATGAAGTATATGAGCAGATTGATATAAAGAATTATCTTTTTTAGATGCGACGCCGATACGAGTAAGAGTTTCTTTTACTTTGAGAAAATCGTTAGGCTCGTTTAAAGTAATCTCAAGCATTTCTGCAGGAGACCAATTAAACTTTGTGTTTTGCTGTAGATCTTGTTCCACCTTTTTCCATCCTATTTTTCAATATATTTAATTGATTGTCATCAAAAAGGTTTACAACTTGCCGAGCTTTTTCATCAGAATAATTATAATAATCTTTAATCACGTCAATCTTAGAAGAAGTTTCAGGTTTCATAAATTTACTGAACCTTTTTCTTTTTCTAACTGTATTTATAAAGAAGTCGAATTTCATACGGTTATCTAGGCCTGGATATTGATTCATTTCATTCGCAAAATGAATTGTATCCTGGAAATAAGATAACGAACGATTAATAATAAAGGAATTATAACCTTTTTCTTTATCATCATCTGTCATTATATCTACTTTAGTGATGTTGATACTATTCAAATATTCAAATGGGTTCATTTCCAATCTGCCGATGCCATGACCATAGTCAAACATGCTACGGTATTCAATTCGTGGTCAGCAACAAAAGCATCTTTATATTGATACTCTGCCAAAGTTACGATAATTTCAGGTATAGAAGCCGGCGTAATATAGTCATACACAGTATCATACACCTTACGATATATCGCCGTTGGTTCAAGGTCTATATTATCTACAACCCATTTACGCATCTTACGAAAGTTTTTGTCTTTCAAGATCAACATCAACTCATGGAAATTATCATTATTTACGTTAGATATTTCTGAAGCAGTATCACCTGTGATACCATAACGTTGCATTTCATTAAGAACACGACGCCAATCAGGAAAGTATTTTTCGATTAATAAAACTAAACCAGGAGTTGGTATATCAAGATTTTCATCTTTAACGATTTTTTGTAGGCGAGCAAAGAACTCACCAGCAAGAACAGGCTTTTCTTTGTTAGGTATAGAGAAATCGTACACAGAACATCTTGAATGTAATGGCTTAATGATACGATTTTTAAAGTTACAAGTAAAGATGAATCTGCAATTATTACTGAACTCTTCGATAAACGCACGAAGTGCTGGTTGAGTAGATTGTGGATTGAGGTAATCTGCTTCATCAAGTATGATTACTTTATATCCACCCATCAACGAAACAGAAGAGGCAAATTGTTTAATCTTACCACGAAGAGTATCAATATTACCTTGTTCTGATCCGTTAATGAGGATATAATCTAAACCAAGTTCATTACATAATGCCTTGGCAACCGTTGTTTTACCTACGCCCTGAGATCCTGTGAACATCATGTTCGGAATTTCAGAACTATCTAGAATGGAAAGGAATGTCTTTTTAATTCCTTTAGGTAGTATGCATTCAGATATAGTCTTTGGTCGATATTTTTCGACAAAGAGGAAATTATCACTCATGTATTAAGCTTTCATAATATAATTTATTGTAGTTTATTCAGTTTCTTCTTGAGCACGAGACTCGCATATACCAACCATTTGGGTACATTGATCACGAAGTTGGCCAATAGTACTTAACTCTTCGCCTTTAAAACCACCACGAGCTGACACAGTATCGATAACGGCGATAGTGCTACGAGCAACTCTATTGCTTAGGTTGTAAATGATTTCGTCTTTTTCAGTATCTTCTGACATATTTTTAACTTTCTTTTGAGATTTAGATTTAGATTTTTGATTTACTTTTTTCACACGCGATCCAATATTGTATATTATCATTACTGATATGAGCAAACATTTTATCTAAGATAGAAACTGCGTAGTCACCAGGAATGATTTTTAGATTATTAATATTAAGTACAAGAATAGGTTCTTCGGTAGTGACGTCACCTGGAACATCAATCGAATAATTATTAGATGTATTATTTTCAACATCTGAAACAGTAAGCTTAATACCTGCTTCAGATTTAGTTACTACCAGATCAGAATGACCGAAGGCAGATGCCGCTTTTTTCAACTTAGAAAGAGTTTCATGATCTAGTTGAAATGTAACTACGGGATTGCCCATGTTCTGAGCGTTTTCCAATAGTTTTTCATTTGGATGAGTTAACATTTCAGCACTTGAATAATAGTACTTAATGTTTGAAAGGCCTGTACTATCACCGATAGTAACGTAATCATCTTCAAATTTAAATCGAGGAGAATCAACAAGATCAATAGCAGACAAGAATTCAGGTAAATCATATATACCTATTTCTTTATCGAAAGGCTCAGAGAGCTTGTGCATTGATAAAATATTTTTTGCTTCAGACATAGTGGATATAGAATCACCATGTTTAAACACAAAGTTAGGATTAATAGTCGCGTAGTTTTTTAAAACCGTGAGGGTTTTAGAGCTTAGTTCCATAATATAGTTCCTTATTTATTTTATGATAGATTAATTATATACTATATAGCATGTAAAGTAAATAGATTTATGCTATTTTACTAAAGTTTTTATCCTTGACGAACTCAATTTTGTTTCGGAATTTACCTTCAAGTACGTCAGCCTTATGACTTATAATAAAGGTATTAGTGTCGGCATCGAGGGTATCTAGAATTTTAGTCAGATTATCTGTCCCGTCATAATCAAGACTCGAATCAAATGTTTCGTCAAGGATAAGTAGGTTACAAGAAATAGAATTTTTCATCTTAGCTATTTGACGCCACGTAAATAATAAACTCAAATCAATCCTAGCTTTTTCGCCTTCAGAGAATGAATCGTAATTGAATATATCTCTATGCCTTGATTTAATATTTTCAGAGAATGTTTCATCAAGATTAAATGATACAAAGAAATCCATTACCTGCAAATAGTTATTAATTAATTTATTAATCACAGGAAGATACTGCTTAATAATTTTAGTCTTGATTCCTGTGTCTTTCAACAATTCGTATATGGCTTCATTATACAATTTATTTTCAAGCATGGTATAACGTAATTTTTCTATTTCAGTACGATAACCTTCGAGCTCGTCTAATTCAAGCTTAGATTTAGAAACGTCGGGATCTTTGTTTAATAAATCGTTTATTTGTTTTTCAAGAATTTGTATTTGATTATCATGATTATTAACTATGCTATTATTAGAATTAATCTTGTTTTGATTTTCATATAACTTATTTAATTCAGTACTAATCTTAAGAGCATTAGAAGAGTTTGATTTTTCTTGGATAGTTACCTCAGTCATATTAGCACTCAAAGATTTAGCCTGTGTCGGAGCTTTAGTGAGATGGGTAGCTTTTAATTCTGAATCTAGATCTTGGTGGCACGTAGGACAATTATCATTGTTCTCATAAAATTTGGCTTCTTTTACTACTTGATTTATTTCAGCATTGATACTCGCACCTTGCTTCATGATAATATTTTTTTGTTTATTCAATTCCTGGAGCTC